CAATCTCAAGAAGATCTGATGTTTCAAGATCAATGTAACGTTCATTTTGTTCCATGTTTTGTTCACCTCTGAATATTGAACCGACACAGAACTATTTATATTATTTTCGTTTTCCACCCCTGTCTACTGCCACTAGTATCTCCTTTACAGTCTCTTCAGACAGCACTGTAAGGGCTTCCCGTGCCTTGCGGGACGAGAACCCGTAGTACTCCACCAGTGCTGTTACACGCACGTCTTCCTCCCGCTTGAGCCACTTGGAGAACCGCTTTCGTGGACGCACTGCACCCCGCAGGAAGTCAAAGTGCATTTTTAAATCCAAGTGGGGGCGGATGTTCATCTCGTTCGCAGCAAACAGGGTATCAGGAAAATACGACAAGCAGCGGGTAACCACAAACGGTGGATACGACTGCTTGGTGTACGCCTCGCTCTCGTCCAAGAGCGGTTCCTTGTTCACATTGATGGCGTTCAAATAATCAGACAGTCCGTAGGTCATGCGTGTTCCTCAAGAGTTTGTGGAACGGCTTCCTTGATCCGTGCTTCTGCAATTTTAAAATACTCTGGATCAAGTTCAATGCCGATGAAATTACGATTCAGGTTTTTACAAGCAACTCCCGTTGAACCAGAACCCATTGTAAAATCTAAAACACATTCTCCGTCATTAGTGTAAGTTTTGATGAAGTATTCCAGTAGAGCAACAGGTTTTTGTGTTGGATGGCATTTGGTTTTATCCCTATTCCCTACGGTGTTGCATAATAGTACGGAATTCGCATGAACAAACTCTGACCAATTGAAATCTACCCCCCCTTCTACATTATAGAGCGAAGAAGTCTTGTTTTTATATCCATATCCCCTTTTAGAATGATTTTGACTAACAAAACTTCCCAAAACTTTTTCTTCATTAAATGTGGGTGTTCCGTCACAAAAAAGTAAAATACTTTCATGCTTTTTCATCGGCATTTTCCCGGCACACATCATTCCTGTTTGTGTGTTCTTTACCCACACCCATTCATATTTGAACATTTTAGGATTACTCATTATCAAAGCAGATGTGAATGGTTGAGAGCCAAACAATGCAATCGCACCATCCCTTTTGGTTATTCGCCTCAAACATTTCCACATCGATTCAAAAGATATTATCTCATCCCATTTGCAAGCGGTTGTCCCATAAGGCGGGTCTGCTAAAACAAAATCAACACTCCCATCAGGAATATCCTTCATCTTCTCCAAACAATCACCTTGCATCAGTTCAATCTTTGACATCTTTCAACTCCTTGTTCACATTGATAGCATTTAAATAATCAGACAGTCCGTAGGTCATGCGTGTTCCCCAAGAAGTGTATGATACGGTGTGTACTCACTTGAACTTGCACTCCATCATTAACTGCACCATACACGCAGTAAGATTGATTTCTGAGTCTGCTACGAATGCTGCTTTGTACTGGTAGTCACCAAGAATAAGAATTGCTTGTGGAATGGATCCACTTTCCAAGTTCTCGTACAGCCCATCGTACACCGCACGGAATACACGAGACTGGTCGTTGTCAAGGTTCTCCACCACCCACTTACGAACCCCACCAAAATCCTTGCCCTTCATGGACTTTATCAACCCATTAATCTGCAAATCTCCAAGGGTTTGCAGGATGCCCACATCAATCTTGCCTCCTGCCGAGTACCGCTGTAACTCGTTCAGGGTACGGCGAAAGTCAGGGAAGTACTTGGACACTAGTTGAGCAATCACCTTTTGGTCGTACTCCACCCCCTCGGTCTTAAGGATTTCCTCGGCTCGTTTCAAGAACTGCACTGCCATCTGCGGTTTTTCCTTTTGTGGAATCCTGAAGTCAATACAGGTGCATCGAGAGTGGAGTGGCTCAATGATTCTGTTTTTAAAGTTGCAGGTAAGAATAAACCGGCAATTGTCTGCAAACTCCTCAATGAAACCACGGAGCGCGGGTTGTGTTGATTGTGCGTTTGAATAGTCAAACTCGTCCAATATCACCACCTTTTTCACTCCGTCAGTAAGCGACACAGTAGAAGCAAAACTCCGTATCTTTGTGCGGAGGGTGTCAATGTTTCCGTCTTCGGAACAATTAATCACCATCACGTCACAACCAAGATCAGCACACAGTGCCTTTGCCACAGAGGTCTTGCCACAACCTGGTCCTCCAGACAACAGAAGGTTTTGTGGTTCACCCAACTCAACTGTCCGCAAGAAACTTTCGCTGGTTTCTACAGGTAGAATACAGTCTTCCACAGTTTGTGGTCTGTATTTCTCAGTCCACAAACCATTCACATTTGTTGTAGTCAAACTTAAGCCTCGTAGGTAGAGTCGGAGTTTAGGGCAATCCAATACTTTAACGGTTCATTTTTGTTAGAGAAACACGACACCACTTTTTCTGAAATTGCAACCGTGTAATCACCAGGTAGAATCTTCAGGTTTTCCACATCAAAAATAAATTCAAAAGTTGCTTCTGAAGTATTGTCTCCCACCACAAGCGAATAGAAGTTAGAAGTAACATCTCCCCTGTCTATAGCAGCAAATTCAATGTGTTTGCCGTCAGCAGATGAACGAACACACAAATGCCCCACCTGAAGCACAGACGCTGCCTTTACAATATCGGCAAAATCTTTTGCTGTTAGATCAAACTGTACCACAGCAGACGGCATAGAAATCTTTTTACTTGTAGAAGTCACCAACTTTGGATCACAGTAATAGTAGCGAACATTAGACTTTCCGCTCTTCACAGTAATGTAGTTCTCTTCAAACACAAACTCTGGATCCTTGAACAAACTAACTGTGCCAAGAAACTTGTTTAAGTCCCAAATAGCAAACGACTTGCTAAAAGTCTCGTTTACTTTTGCCTCGGCAAGAATATTTTTTGTGGAGGACAGGGTGTTTAGAGTATTACCGTGGTTCACAATAATACCAGAATTAATAGTCGCAAAGTTCTTGAGAATTTCAAGAGTTCGCTTGGAAATAGTGATGGAATTAGTTGTCATTGTTTTTGTACTCGTCATATTCAAAATCCTTTATTCCTGAATTTAGATCATTTGTAATATCATTCAACTGCTGTTTTTCACTGTGTCTTCGCGCACTTTTGTGTTTGCGATCCACAGTTTTTTGTGCCTTTCGTGCACTACGGTCACGGTCATATTTAAACCAATCATTGCTTCTGCTCATTTAAAAGTCTCCAATATCTTCAATTAGGTTACGCAATCCTTTCTCTATCATGTAGTTCAAAATCTTAGCGCGAGTGGGGTTTACTGGTTTATTCCATTCAAATTCAATTTTTTCTTCGTACTTCACAGGAATGTGCAGCAGATCAATAAGAATTTTATTGCGATTCCAATTTTCGGTATACTCAGTCTGAATATTACCTGTGTCTACGTAGAACTTTAGTATCTGTTCCATTCGCTTCTTTGTAACAGGTTTCTGTCGTTTAGACTTGTTAATTAATGAATCATCATCAGACAGCACATTGGGAACGCCATCAGAAGAATCACCCTTAATAATGTGTTCAAACAAATACTGTTTTGGATTCTCCACGGATATAAACTTTTTTAACACTGGCGAATACTGAGTCACATTAGGATGTATCTGTAACTGCCCAAAGTCTTTATCTCCGCTAAGAATAAGTACCTTCTCAGTGGGAGAATACCGCTTCGTGAGAAACGCTATAATGTCATCTGCTTCACAGCCCTTCACAATCATGTTTCTGTACGGAAAGTTTTCTGCTACTTCTTCACGAATAGTATTTATGATGTTGTAGAATTGCTCCCACTGCTCGGGGTTTTCCTTGCGGTCAGCTCTACGCTTTGCTTTGTACAGTGGAAAAAATTCACGTCTCCAAGACACACCATCGTCTTGGCAAATCACAAGTTCACCGTACTCACGAAAAAACTTTTTGCGATACATTCTGTATGTATTCAGAACCATGTGTCGTATAAGGTTTTCGTCAATTGTGCCAATATCCCGTGTCTGTGCAAAAATAGAGGACAATAGAACCTGTGTGTTGTCTACAAGAATCATTACTGTACCTGTAAAATAAGGCAGTGCTTATTTACTCGCCCTGTTGGAATTTCTGATTTTGTCTTTACGTTGTTAAGGTAACGCACTGCTACAGTAAATGTTTTACGGCATTCATTAGTGTTTTTCACAAACTCTTCAGGCTTGCGAACCGTCTTTTCAAAAGACTTGGACGAGTCAAAACCAAGAACAGTGGACCCCTTAATAAGCAGTCCTGTTTTGGGTTCCACTGCCACAAACACAATAGCCTTGTTAGTTTTGGTGTTGAACATTACTAGTCCTTGTGAACCAATAATATCACTTGGTTGCACAGAGTCAACCCCAAACACATTACTTTTCAACATAAATTTTAAGCTCTTGACCTGTGACTGTGCGCTCTTGGGTTTGCTCTTACGAGGTTTGCGTGAAGACCGTAAAACAGTAATACGATCATTTAAATTACTAATTGCTTCTTCGAAATATTCCACAAGTTTTTTTAGATTTTTGGATTTCAAATATGAATACGCCTCTACCAAATCTGCATCTGTTTTATCTTGTGCTGCTTTTATTTCTGTATACGACTTTTGTAAACGGTTAAGTGCCACTGTAGCCATGGGTTTGTTTAGACCAGCTGTCTTGATCCAGTCAACAATAGGATTACACTTCTTTTTTACAATCACGCTTTCAGTTAAAATATCAAGCACAGGTTCAAGAGTAGTAAGCATTTCATTTGCTTTTGCTTCAATACGATCCTGAACCGTTGTTTTATCTGCTGGTTTTTGAATTTCTCGCTTTCGTGCGTCTAGGAGCAATTCGTTAACATTTTTAAGAATAAACTCCATCTGCTTTTCCGTCATGGGAAATCCGCGACTAGCACATCGGCAGTACGGTGAAATCATTCTTAATAAGTTTTTTGATGCACGACAGACTAGTTTTGCGTCATCGTCACGACCCTTGCTAATTAGCCATTCTGAAACCCATTTTTTTCCTAAAAGTAAATTAAAATTCTGCCGATACCAATGGAGAGATTTTTCCAAAAGCAGATCGTGGTCTGCGTTTTTAGAAATGGTTGTAAATTCTGGTTCATTACCTCCAGACAGAATTCTACGAGCACGTTCATTGGATAGTTTTTGGTTCATGGTTAGCATAGTTTGCTGAAGTTGTTTACCTTTTTGTAGACAAGAATGTTTTGAAACTTATCTAGCATTTGGTCAGATTTGTGTGAGATAACAAAAATATTATTTGATCTACCCATGTTTTGAAGAATTTTAATTACCTCTTCTGTTCCCACAGAATCAAGAGAGGAGTCAAATACTTCATCAAGAATAAGAAGATTTGTGTTTGCACTGTTCTTCATTCTAGCAATATCTCTCCACGCTAACAAGAGGGACAGATCAATTCTTAATTTTTCACCCTCACTAAAATTATCGTACGAGAACTCGTCACGGTAGCGACTCTTGATTATTTCAACAAAATCTTCGTTAAGGGTAAACTGTGCAAAAAAATCCATAGAAATCAAATATTTGTTTACAATCTTGTTGAGAGCAGGAATATATTTACGAATAATTTTTCGTTTGATGCCGCTGTCTTTTAGAAGAACTGTGGCAATTTCCATTGTATGAAGGTCTTCAATTAATTGTTTTCGTTGTGCCTCTGTGTTTGCACTATCTACCTGTAAGTCATCTATAATTTTCCGCTCTGTCTGAACAGAGTTTTTTTCTTCTACAGTTTTAGCACACAAGTCCTCTAATTGCTTCATATACTTTTTTGAGGACACAATAGCAGAATCTGTCTTGTGAGACTCCTGTTTTTTTGTTTCAATCAGAGACAACACCTCTGTAGACGTGTTTAGTTTTTTCCGTGCATCTTCAAGCATTACCTCTATTTTTTCTAGTGCAGACACTAGTTCCGTTTTACGAGTTTCTTTTTTGCTGATCATGTCTTCACGAAATTCTATAGGCAATCCGTGTTTACACACAGGACACTCTTCATTTTCTGTATAGAATTCCTTTTCTTCTTGAACTTTTTTCATGCCGCCCTGCATCTGTTTACGGAGTGCGCTCATCTGTGAAATAGAGTCTCGTTGCTTGTCTACAGATGCCACGCTTTCCACTAATTCAACAATCTCGCTTTGTAATTTTGCTTTTCGTTCAAGCATATCAGTAAGTACGGTTTGCTCCTCGCCAAGACACTTACGATACGACTCCAAATGACTATCAGACTTCTCTTCAATCTTGGTGATCATGTCTACTTTGTTTTCAATTTTTATTTTAAGAGTGGAAATCTGTTTTTCTACTCCCCCCAATTCTTCTTTAGTTAAAGAAATTCTAGTTTTTAGTATTTCGTTCATTTTTGAAAACACATCAATATCCAATAGATTTTCCACAATATTTCGTCTGTCCGCAGCAGGAAGCCACATAAACGGCACGTAGTTTGTAGAACCAAGAATGACTACTTGACAAAATGTCTTGTAATTCATTTTTAGTATATGACCTTCAAGAATTGCTTGATAATCTTTTACATTTGCCATCTGTGGAATTTCTGTTCCGTCTTTTTCAATAATGAACACTTTTGGAAACAGTCCACGAGTAATCTTAAACTTGCTATTGTTAGAAGTAAACTCAATCTCTACCAAGCAGTCTTTTCCGTTTATAGAGTTTACAAGTTGAGGCAAATTAATATTACGGAATGGTTTGCCGTATAACACAAAAGTTAGAGCATCCAACATCGTAGTCTTACCAGCACCATTATCACCACAAATAAGAGTGGTGTAGTGTTTGTCTAATTGAATTTCCGTAAAATAATTGCCTGTACTAAGCAGGTTTTTCCAACGGATTTTATTGAATATAATCATGACTTTATGTTCTCATTTGCGATGCACTCCGTGTACAGATCGCGCACAAGACTTTTCAAACGGGTTGAATCAGATAGATTTTGTATGCTTTCAATCTCTTTGTTTATGATAGAGATTGTGTCTTCACTCAAATCTACGGGATCGCTGTCCCCGCTCCCGCTTTTCTCCTCTTGCTGAAAGTTTTCAATAATAATAACACCGTGTGGAGCAGTTGCGTATATGGAGTCTACAAACTTTTCAAAAAGATACGGTTTGGTTTTTTGTTCCACTATTATACGAACAAACTTGCCGTGAGTTCTGTCTTCATCCACTGTAATGTTTGAAGACTCGCTTGTGTCTTTGTCGTTGTATCGAATCTGCGTAAAAATAGTGTGTGTATTCTTTACAAACTCCATTTCACGAGTTTCGGTGTCAAAGATATGAAAACCTTTTTTTTCTCCGTAATCGTTCATGGTAATTTGATACGGGCATCCCAAATAGTGGATGTTGTTATTGGAGTGCCGTGTATGGAAGTGTCCTGTGTACACAGCAGAGAACCGTTTAAACAGGTCTGCGTTCATGCCGCCTTCAAATATGGTTCCGCGAAATACCTCATATCCGTTCAGTTCCAGATGACCGAACAGAATTTCTGCCGGAGTATCTGCGATAAACTTTAGAGATTCTGCTTCATTCTCTTTGTTTATCCACGGCAACATGGCAACAGGCAAACTATCAAATTCAACTACTGTGGGTTTGTTGTACACTACAAATTTATCAGAAAATAATTCTTGCAGCGAATTCACCTCGCTCTTGTTCTTAAAGAAGATGTCGTGGTTACCAAGAATACAGTGCATGGTTACACCGTATTCCTCAAGTTTCTGTACAAACCCACTACGCACGGCATTCAGTGTTAAAAAGTTCACGAACTTTCGACGGTCAAGAAAATCACCCATGTGAATAATGGTATTGATTCCCTCTGCTGCAATACGCGGAAAGAACACTCGGTCAAAGAACCGCATGAAGTGTTCCATGAATATAGGAGAATCGTTACGCGCACCGAAATGCGTGTCCGTTACGACTGCAATCTTCACTTATTTTCCTTTCTTTGCAGAGTTTGCCTTGTGGTTTACCGATTTTTTAGACTTGGATTTGCTTGCTTTTTTGGGTTTTATTTTTACAGAATCTTCGGTTTCACCACTTTTTTTATTAAACTTTTCTATGTCGGTTTCTGTTAAAAATGTAGGTAACGGTTCAAAGTTGCTGCCAACATTTAGGTAGTTTTCTCGGAACCATTTTTTTAGTTGGGAGTCTTCTTCACTCATCTCAATCTGTTTAAGTTTAATATACGCCTGCTTTTTTTCTTTCTGTATACGACGAAGAAAAGCGTAATAGATTATTTGGGTAAAATAAGAAAACGGATTTTTAGATTTCAACGGATCAAAATTGTATGCGTACAGCAGACAGTTTTCGATTCCATCAGAAATCATTTCATCACGATACGGGTAGTTAATAAAATTGGGTTTACGGGACAGGTTCTCTGCAATTTTCATAAAGCATTCGCCAATATATTCAGTAACAGGGGGGTGTGGTGTCCCACCTTTGTCTGCTGCATTCACTAAAATTTTCCAATCCCGCATTACATCAAAAAACTTCTGATTATCAATGTAGTGTTCAGTATTCTTACTCTTCTTTTTTGTCATAATAATTTTCTTTCATGTATTATACTACCAATGATCCAACTAGTTGTCAATCACTTTCTTCTTTTTTTGGTGGATCTTCGTCTGGTAAAAAGTCTTTTATGTACGGCGACCAATCGTCAATACTATTGCCGTAATCGGGATTCTTTTTACGATCTTCTGTTGGTTCGTTCCATTTTTCTTTTGTAATCTTTTTTTGTTTATTGTTTTTCTTCTTTTTGGGCGCGTGCGGCGCATCAATATTCATCATGTCTTCAATAAATTCTGTATTAATAAAATCTCCAATACAGTCTTTTAGATATTCAATCACTCCACTCTCAATCCAACTGTTCATTATTTCTTTAGATATTAAGATAGAAAACAGTATACCGTCAGGAGTTTGTGGTTTTGGTATTTGTGGCGGCATAAACGGAGGAAACGAAGGAAACAGAGGATCCCCTAGAGATTCTAGTTTTTGCTTGTCTCTCATTATGTCTCCTGTTGCGCCTTCTGCTGCTAATTGCTTCAGCATTTCTTCTAGTTTTTTGTCCATCTCCTTTGCCATTTTTTGCAGTTCTGCTTCATTTGCTTGAATGGGAAAAGAACGAGAATCACTAGAAGAGTTACCAGAATTTTTATCGTCTATTTCAGTTTGTCTGCTGTACAGACTAATCATGTCAGGATCGGGTGGTAACTGCGCCACAATAAAATCAAGCGGAATACTAACTTCGGTGTCCGCAGAACTACCAAGCCAATCAGAGAAGAACACTACATGACGCTTTGAACCACTATACGAATCAGTATGGATATTGTTCATTATTAGCATTGGGCGGAAAAGTTTAATCTTGCCTCTAGACTTGCCTGACACCTTTGCAATAATTTCTTCTCCACTACGAAGTTTAAACACTTTGAGAGTAGAAATTTTAGATTTTCTCATGTATCTTCTCCTAACTGTATTTTGACTAATTTATGCTCAAACCCCTCAGCTTTGTATAGTTTTATGCGCTCGTTCATGTGTCGGAGAGTGTGATTTTTCCAACTTTTCCATGAAAGATCGTCTCCGATATCGTAAAGTCGTGCCACTGTTTTATCTTTTGAGACACGTAATTGTCTCCCAATGCTTTGTAAAACACGAATGCGAGATTTTGACGGTGAAGCAAACACAATGTTATGGAGGCGACGAATAGACACACCAGTACTAAATGTTCCGTATGATGCAACAATAATGGCGTTAGATTCTGATTCAACAATCTTACGAATCTCCTCTCTGTCTGCTGCATCTGTACCACCATGCACAAAAAATACTTTGCGGTCAGAAGAAACAGAAGTCTTCACAAGAGTATTTAGGATTTTCCCGTGATCCTCCACGAACTGAAACAGCACAAGAGAGTTTCCTTTTAGTCGTTCACACATTTTTGCAATAAATGTGTTTCTCCTTTTAGACGAAATAATCCACTTTATTTCGTCTTGATATTTTGCTCGTTTAATTGCCTCGCGGTCAATATCAGGATACGACAGGAGCAAACAGTCAATTTTCAAATCACTAAGTATCTGTTTTTCCATTAATGCTTTGGTTTTCGTAACCTCATATGTTTTGCCAAAAAGACCTTCAAGCACTAGTTTGTGTGTGTTTGTACCGTCCAGTGTTCCGGTGGTTCCTATTCGATACGGACAAGTCTTTAATTTGGTAAGAATAGCAGTAAGAGACTTGGACTTAAACAGGTGTGCTTCGTCACCAATAACCGCGTTAAACTGCTGAAACCACTTTTCGCTCTGCTTATAGATGCTCTGCCATGTAGATATTACTACACGTTTGTCTGTGATTTTCTCCTGTCCTGACATGATTTTGTGGCAATTAGCACCTGCATCCCACCCGTTTTCAAACGAGTAGTCCTCAAAATCGGACAGCATTTGCTCTACAAGAGACACGGTGGGCACAATAATAAGAATCTTTTTGTTCTTTGGAATCTTGTCCAAATAATAGCGAATTAGACTGTAAATAATAAGACTTTTTCCGCTGCCTGTGGGCGACAACAGCAAGCACCGCTCATGTGTAAGAGCGTGGTGCACCGCGTTTATTTGGTGGTGGTGTGGGTCTATCCGTTTGCCGTTCACTGTTATTTGCAGAAAATCCTGAATGAATTTTCTCACAGAATCAAAAGATATAGATATTTCGTTTTTTGCAGGAAAAGCAACAGTGTAATGTCGTTCATCCGCAAACTTTTTAATGTAGTCTATAAGTCCTGCGTAAATCTGTTGGGTGTGAATGTTGTACAGTTTAATTTCACCGTTCCACAACCGTGAACGGTATGCAGGCATAAATCTGTAACCAGGAACCTTGAATGTAAAGTAGTCTGATAGTTCGTGTGCAATTCCACGTTCGCACTGCACACGAACATACACAGAGTCTACCGCGTTTACATCAAGGTCAAACATTATAGTAGATCTTTATTCCAAACAGATTTACTGTCGAAAGTGATAGGAGTATCAACTCCAAGATCGCCCCTCCAACCCACAACTTGAATACCAGAGTCTCTTAACATTATTAATCCGTTCTTGATGCTGTCTTTCCAACGATCAGGAGTTTGATTTACCAGTGCAGTCAAAGTTACCACACGACTAATACCAAAACGGATAATTGCTCTGGAACATTCTGCACAGGTAGCCCATGTACAATACAGAGTAAGATTTTCTGTTGGTAGTCCATTAATCAATGCAGAATACAATATTTCTCGTTCTGCGTGTTCGGTGCAGTAATTCTTTTGTTGTGGGATCACAGGATATCCTGCTTGTCTAAGACGATGCGGCACACCGTTACAAGCACATAAAACCACACCCAATCCATTAGGAACAACCAGAGAACACCCCACTTGAGTGCTTGGATCGGTGCTTCTACGCGCAGAGTTCCAAGCTTCCTGCAAATACATTCTGTCAACCCACCAATTTTTGGGGTCTTCTCTTAAATATGATGTAATATCATTGTCCATTAATAAACCGTCTCCAGTCAATAGCATTTCGTATTTTCCAGTGACGGGTATTCAATTCTTTAATCACCTCTTCAAGTAATGACACCTTTTCTTTTTGAAACACTAATTTACAAGACAATTTAGACAGGTCTTCGTCGGAGTTCATGTACAGGTCAAGATCGTTTCTGAGAATCTTTAGCGAGAACGGCTCCCATCCACGCGCAGCAAGTTCTTCTTTAGACATCTTGCCTGTGTAGTACTCCCATTTTACCCGCATCATAACATTGTAATCGTTTTCTGCCTTACGCACGGCAAGTCGCTCATCCATGAGAAAATTCAGGTACTTGCTGTGTAATTGAGGAATTTTTAAAGACTCTAGATCCAGAGAAGCCTGGTCTAGATTCATGTCTTTTTGTATTTCTATACGAATTTCATCCAGTGTCATATAAATTTCCGTGCTGCGTATTGTACACCAACAGCACACAGAGTCAAGTAGTATTCACAATAGTTCAATATTGTAATTTCTATACGCAAAGGTTGCCGTACACTGAAACGGCTCTGGATCCACTACAGTGCTAGTGAAATCAAGTGAACCTAGTGTTCGTGGATACAACCCTTCAAAAGTCACATTAATTTTTGGATTTTTAGTGCTGTTGAGTATTAAAAGATTAGCAGTAGTGGTGTGGGTGTTTGTGGGAGCAAATTCTTTATACCCTTCCACTTGGGTAGACGAGCGCATCCAATTAAATATTTCCAACCAGTTGTTCATACGCTCATCAACTATAAATGTAATACTTAATTCATCAAAATCAAGTTTAGTGGGTTGTTTTATTGCCACAAACGGAGTAGGCATTGCGACTTCACCCATTGTTACAGTAGGCAAAGATGCTGTCTGACAAAAATATACAACAGAAGGCAATTTAGAAATATAAAAACGAAAATATGTGGGCAGCAGAGGATTTATGCTGTCAGGATACCGATCCTTGATGTCCTCTGAAATGCCTGCAAATGAAAACTGATTTGCCATACAAGTATGTAGGAAAAGAAAAGGGGAGGGCAAAAGCCCTCCCCCATTCAGTTGGTGTTGTTACTACTATTACGATGCAACACCGTGGAGGTTGTCCACGCGGAAGATACGGTAGTAGAGGTTGCTGCGAGTGGTCAAAGCACCAAGACCCGCCGAGGAGCCTTCAGCGAATGGGTTCGCAACCATGCCGTAGCGGGTCTTGAACGCCATCTTTGGCTGGAAGGTGCTGGTGTCCACTGCACGCATCAACTGTAAGGGAACATACGGGCAGTAGAACATACCTGCATCGTAGGGACTGCTGCCCTTATAGCCGGTGCAGACAAAATTGCTGCCACTGGTAGCAGTAGTGTCGATGTACGGATCAATGTACACCTTGATCTTGCCGTTGAGCGTACCTGCAAAGGTGTTGCCCGTGTCGTCAACATCAAGCGAGACATTGAGTGCTGGCGAGATGTTCAGGAAACCACCCATTGCGAGGGCTGAAGCAACATCTGCCGAGCAGATGATAAAGTTGCCCTTGCCACGGCGGGTGTCCTTGGCAATCTGGTTGCACTCACGCTCAATCTGGAACATTAGACCACGGAACTTTTCCGCGCTCCAACGACCGTCCGAGTCCTGAACAAGGTCGTACACGCCACCAAGTACTGCACCACCGGCCGACAGACCACCGTTAACCGTCTTGTAGTACAGATCGGTCTGCTGTGCGCCCAGTTTGGCGCAACGGTACACATTGCGGACCACTTCGCGGTTGATTTCAGCAAGGATTTCCGTGCTGAGAATGTTGGCGAGTTCCGTTTCTGCATCCAACCCGTGAACAGCCTTAAGGTCTTGAGCAAGTTCAACAGAGTACGAAGCAGCAAGTGCGCGAGTCGCAGCCTGAACTGCCACACGCTCAATGCTGAACGCCATTTGGTTAGGAGACATACCTTCACCAGCTGATGTGTTCACGCCTGAACCAGTGGTTATACCACTTGCGGCTGCAGCGTTGATTCCAAAGAACGGATCAACACCTGCACCAGAACCAAATGCTGCTGTATTTCCATTTGCAGCACCACCCGCGTTTGCAGCAGTAGTACCACCACTTGTGGTCGTGGAGGTGCTGCCGCTGAACGTGCTGGCTGGTTCATTAAAGAGGGCTTCAGTTCCACCCTGCGTGCCGTACTTGGACCGCATGGCAAAGATCAGACCCGTGGGGGCACTCATTGCCTGAACACCGCAGATGTCGTACGCCATAAGGTTGGGCATGGCACGACGAACCAACTGGATAAGGATAGGGTCGTAACCCTTGAGGTTGGCGTTTTC